AGGATGTTGAGGTCAGTCGTCTCGACCCCCCACATCTTCGCCGTGCCCGATCCCTTGAGCGCGTCCTCGGTGCGGGCGTGTGTAAAGCCGGTATAGACGCGCGTGTCGCCGACGACGGCGGACTCGTCATAGGTAACCGTCTTCAGCGCCGGGATGTCGAGTGCGTTCAGCGTGTCGACCACGTCGAAGCCGCCAGTCCCGACCTCACCCCGGTTGGCCGCCTCGGTCAGGGCAAACGAGGCGTACTGGACGAGATCGGTGTAGTCAACACCGTCGATCCACACACCGACCAGGGCCGCTTCATCGAGCAGGATGTCGTCGCCGATCTCCTGAAGCAGCCGGTCGCCGGTCTCCTGTAGGAGGAAGGACATCTAGGGCTTACTGCGCTACCAGTGCCCGCACCACGCGGATCAGCGCCTTCGTCGCCGTCACCGTCTGCGTCGCGGTCGGAGCAGAGGCGTCGAGGTATGCCTGCAGGGTCGGGACCTCGGCCCGGATCGCCGCAGCGCGCGAGTCGTCCAGCGGCGCGTTGGCACGCTGCTTCGAGACGTAGTTGTCCACCGCCGCCAGGTCGGTCCCGGTGAAGTCGGGCGTGAACGTCACCGTCGTCTGCTCCTCGGCATCGGGCTCGCTGAAGGTCACCTGTCGGTTCGGGTATCGGCCCCGGATGTCCGTCGCGATCTGGCCGGCGATGGTGTAGTGGACGGCATAGGCGGTCATGGCTGCCCTTTCCTAGGTCGCTACGTGGCGGAACTCGATGATCGCGGCGCCCCACAGGTTGCCCGGCGTCCCCGTCTTAGTCAGTGTCAGGACCAGCAGGGTCGGCGCCGTCAGCAGGACGTTCAGGTCGACTGCCGCGATCTCGCGGATCACGTTCGAGGACCCGGAGTCGATCGTGAACGTCGTGAGCGACGTCCCCGCGTCGATCGCGCTGGCCGATGCGTTATAGGCCAGTCCGATGTCCCACTTGTGCGAGCCGGACAATGCCGTCCCGCCCGACTCGATGCCGAACGCCAGCGTCGCCCGCTCGACCCACAGGTCAGCACCACCGAGGGATCGCGGCGCCGGCGCGCGGAGCGTGTTGCTTGCCGTCGCGCCTCCCGCGAAACCGCGCGTCGTCCACTGCTGGACTTCGGCCCCCAGCCAGCGCGTGCCGTCGTAGTAGTACCACTCGCCGAGGTCGGTTCGGAAGAAGTCCAGCCCCGTCGCAGGGGAGCCGGGGAAGGCTGAGCCGGTGTTCCTGTCCGTGGTGCGAACGAAGAACATCCGCACGTCATCGCCGCTGGCGAACTGCGTGCCCGAGCTGATGTGCGCCAGGGTGAACGTGTCCCAGGTGCCGTTGTCGGTCCGGGTGCCGCTGATGGCATACGTCGCCCAATGAGCAGCATCGTTCTGCGCGAGCATGTGCAGGTAGCCCTTGACCGTGGCCGTGGAGTCGTCCCACGTCGCCAGGGTCGAGGCCATGCTGTTGCCGTCGAGGTCCGTCTCGCTGATGTAGAGGGCAGTGACCGACGCCGGCGTGGCGTTGTTCAGCCGGAAGCGGCCGCTGGTCGGGTCGCCCGATGAGGTCGTGGACGAGAAGTCAAAGCTGATACCCGGTGCAGCGGCTCGCAGAAAGTCGTAGCGGCTGATCTTCTTGGTGACAGGCGTCCCCGTCGTGTCGTCAACGATCGCGAGCAGGTCCTCGCTGACCGCGCTGCTCAGCGCGGTCAGGGCGGTGATCTTGGCGTCAGCCATTAGAAGCTGGACCTCCCGGCTTGCATCAGTCGATAGTGCTGCTGGCTGGCGTTGACCTCTCGGTTGGTGAGCATCACCACGACCTGCATTGAGCCGCTGGCGCTGCCGCCGCCGAGAGGCGTGATGCGCGAGCCGCCACTGCCGCCCTCGATCAGCTCGGGGCCTTCCTCGCCCACGACGCCGATGCGGCCAGCAGGCAGGAAGCCGCCTTCGGCGAACCTCGGGATGTTGCCGCTGTTGCGGAGTCGGTTGTTGATGTTGATCCTGGTGTTGACACTGATCGGGCCGTCGAGGATGCGGCGGATGAGTTCGCGGATGTGCCGCGCCTGCTCCGACACGTTGCCGCTCTGTGATGCGAGGCCGTCGGCAAGCTGGTCGCCGGTTGCCCTGCCCCCTCTGTATGCCTCACCGCGCAACCCCTCCCACTGCCCGAGGAGGGTGTCGACCGCCTGCCTCGCCGCTGCGCGTACCCAGGCCTCTTTGGACGACAAGCCCGTCGCGAGCTCCTCGCTCGTCAGGGCGCCCTCGATGCGAGCGAGCTCTCTGGCGACCGCGAGCGGGTTCGTCAGGGCGAACGTCAGGTCCTCCATGGCGTCCGCCACAACATCCTTGTTGCCGCGCACAGCGTCAGCCAGCTCGGCGGCGAAGCCGCCCGCGACCCTGTTGGCTTCCTGCACCGCCTTCGCTTCCATTGCGTTCGCTGCAGTCGTCACCTCGTGGTTCCAGTCGGCGGTGATCTGGTCCCGATAGTTCGAGTGGGCGAAGCCGTCGCTGATGCTGTTGCCGAGGCCGGCGCCGAGCTCTTGGCCGGCCTTCTCGATGACGGCGAGCTGCTTTTCGCCGCCGAGGCCGACCCACGTCTCGCCGGAGAACAGGCGCTCGATCGCCTCCGCTGCCTCGCTGGCCTTGACTGCGGTGTCGCCGAGCATCGGCAGGAGAATGTTGCCGACGTTCTCTTGCAGCTCCTCGACGGCGGTGTTGGCCTTCGTCAGCTTGCCGACCGTCGTCTCGCCGAACGCCTCGGCCTGTCCCGCATAGCGTTCCGTCAGCAGGTTGAGAGCTTCCTGTGATGTGGCGTTGCTGTCGATCTGGATGCCCAGCCGCCGCAGTGCGCCGACCTGCCCGTTCTGCGCCTTGACCACGATGTCGGTCGCAGCGGCGAGGTCGATTCCCCTGCCGCGGGCAACGTCCATTGCGAGGTTCTGCAAGCGCAGCGCCCGCTCCTCGTCTCGCGTGGCGACGACGAGCTTGACCATCGAGTCGCGCAGCGCGTCATCCGAGAAGCCGAGGTCCATGCGTGACTCCACGGCCTCGTCGATGGCGTCACGGTTACCGTCCCAACCCTTGACGTTGGCCTCGAGCGCCGCGTCGAGGCGCTTCAGGCTCTGCTCCTCGGCGAGCGCCGACGACACGCCCTGGACGAGCATGTCGTTCAGGCGGCGCATTGCATCGAACGCGAGGCCGCCGACGATGCCGGCCGTGGCCAGGCCGCCGCCGAGACCGGCCAACCCGCCGATGGCGCCGCCCAGCGGCCCGCCCGTGCGCGAGCCGAGCGACTGGATGCTGCCCTTCAGTCCCTTTATGTCGGAGGCAGCCTGCTTCGCACCGGGTGCGGTGGTGCGGATGGTTACGCTGTTCGCCATCAGGCGGCCTTCTTCACGGCGCGGAGTCGGCGCTTGACCTCACGGTTGAGCGTCCCCGGCGGCAGCACGGCATCGACGGCCGACTGCGGATCTTCCTTGGCAGCTGGCAACGACTGGATCCACTCGTTTACCAGGACGAGCGAGAAGCTCAACGGGAGGCGCAGCATCCCCCGCGCCGAGGCAGGCACGGGGCCTCGATGGTCGACGATGTCCCATGACGGCATCGCCTCGGCAGCGAAGTATTCGAACAGGCGCACGAGCGCCGTGTATTCCTGCGCCGTGCTGCGAGCATCGAGGAACGCCTTCGCCAGCTGCAATCCCTCGAACTGGATCGCCCAGGCCGAAAGGCGCTCGATCTCGATAGACGGGCCATCGAGATCGAGCGTGATCCTCTCGGACGGGACCCGGTACACGGCCGCCTGACTTCGGCTGTGGTCCTACGACCAGGCCGGCGCCGTCCCGTTCGCCACGCTGCCCGGCACGCTCCAGGTCAGCGAGCCATCCTGTGCGCGGCTGAGCGAATAGTCCGTCAAGACGCACTCCATCGTCAGAGTCGCCGGCCCGGGGTAGACGATGACCACGGTTCGCGTTGACCCGGTGCCCGTGCCCGACTGCGTCGGCACCGTCTTGAAGACGTCGTGGCTCATGTTCGTCGCCGTGTTGAACACGCCATTTAACGTGACCGTCCCGTCGGCCAGCAGCAGCAGGCGCTCAATAGCGCTCTTGTCGAGGCCGGTGATGTCTTGCATGCCTCGCGGTGTCGAGACGTCGATGCTCGTGATGTCGTTGCTGATGTTCTGCCCGGTGCCGGCGGCGTTGTCCACCGTCACGCTCGTTGTCAAACCACTGACTTTGGCCACGTCGTTACTCCTTTAGATTGCCTGGCTGGTTTCGTAGCGCACGAACAGAACGGCCATCGACGCCGTCCCGTGGGTGCCGGTGGTGGTGAGCCGGATGTACCGCCGTACCGTGGCCGTGACGCCGCCAACGATGCGCTCGCTGGTCGCCCCGGTAACGCTGGTGAACGCGCCGCCCGCAAGGTCCAGCCAGGCCGAGTTATCGGCCGAGTCCTCGATCTTCACGCCCATCGTGCCCGACGCCATCGAGAAGACGTGCAGATAGGCGGCCCAACCGAACAGGGTTGAGGTGGAGCCGTAGTCGATGCTGGTCTGGTTGACGGTGCCCGTCGCGACGCTGGCCTTGCCAGCCGTCAGCAGCTGACCCCACTCGAGCGCCGAGCCGTTGGCCTGGATGTTGCTCGAGATGGCGAGCGAGCCGTCCTGGCCGCGCGCCACGTCCGTCGTGATCTGCTTGCCGTTGATGGCAGCGCCGACATCGCCGACGGCGAACGAGCTCGATGCCGGGATGATGATCGTGGACAGCACGTCGGTCGTCGGCATGTTGTTCAGCGTGTCAACGATCGCACTCGCGTCCGCATTCCAGAAGCCGTCAAACGCGAGCGCGCCATCGCGTAACCCGAGCAGGCGCTCGGGCGCCGACTTGCTGATGCCCGTGATGTCAAGGATGCCCCGCGGCGAGCTGATGCTCGACACGGCCCCGACGTCGCCAGAGAGGTCAATCGCTCCGAGGAACAGGTTCGAGCCCAAGCCTGATTGCTTCGCCATCTAGTACCTCACGGACTCTGCAGGTAGTCGTCGAAGTCGACCAGGACCTCGAGCTCAACAGCGGCGTACTTGTTGCCCGCGATGAGGACCTGATCGGCCTGTGCCGGCTGGATCTTGATTGCCGTGCTCCCGCCGCCGAGCTGGAAGTCGGCGTTGACGCGTGTCCGAAACTGCTTCACGAAGCGAGCCATCTCGCCCTCCATTGCGCGGTGACGCTGGGCTGCCGTCTCGGGCAGCGGCCAGTAACCGCGAACGACGACCGCCTGGGCAATGTGCTCGGAATTGAGCGAACCCTCGCCGAGATAGACAGACTCGCGCTCGCCGCCGTAGAAGATGCGCACGGATCGCCCCTGCGCGGCAGGGAAGCCGACCGCCACGTCATGGAAGTCTGGCCCGCCAACAGCATTAGCGGCAGCGAGCGCGTGGGCCTGCAGCGCGTCCATGAGGTCAAGCAGGTCCACGTCACTCGATGCCCTGAGTCAAGTTCGCGCGCAGGACCGCGCGGGCGCTGCGCAGCTGGCGGGCGACACTGCGGAAGGCCCGCGTCTCGCCCTCGACGCTCGATGCCGCGGCCATCAGCGAGCGGGCCTCGGCCCCGCTGAAACCTCGATTGAGCACCTGCACCACTGCCGCCGTCTGCCACTTGCGGCCGGTCAGTGAAGACACGCGGCCGATGACGTGGTCGGCCACGCGATCGCCGAGGGCGCGGATGGGCGCACGATGGGCCGCGCCTACCATCAGCCCTCCGCGCGCAGCTTCCGAGCCTTCCTCAGCGATGCCCTGCATCATCTTCTCGACGTTCTCCAGGATCGTCTTCTCGGGGTCCTTCTGAAAGAACGGGCCGGAGAAGTTGATCTGTATGCCGCCCCCGACTCCGGGCGTGCGGCCGCCCTTCGTCACGCGAGCACCATCTCGAGCGTGTACTTGCGCAGGATCTCGCGGTCGCGGCCCGACACGAAGCGGGCCACGGAGGGGCGGCCCATCTCGTCAGTCCCGACGACGTCCTGGTAGCCGACCTGACGACCGTTCCATGCGCGCTGTGCGATGACCAACGCCGTGTCGATGAGGTCATCAGGGATGGCTGCCCAACCAGCGGTGCCGGTCAGGCGCACCGTGGCATATCCGCGCGGCCAGGCCCTATAGGTCCCGACGTCGGATAGATAGAGACGCTGGTAGGGGCCGGTCATGCCGAGCCGGTTGCGCAGGAAGTATTCGCCCGCGGTGACGGTCGCGTATCCCGCTCCGGTGCCGGACTGGATCTCGACCAGCGTTAGCGCCTGGATGCCACCGATAGGCGCCTTGTCCACGGGCAGCGGCAGGAAAAGCGAGTTCGTGCCGTCGCCGTCGTAGAGGTAGGTCGTGCTGGCGATCGGCGCGAGCACGCGGCCGGTCGTCGACTCAACGTATTGGTTGACGCGGTCGCAGATGTCGGCGAGCAGGCTGTCGTCGGTGGTGACGGTCGTGCCGATCAGCGCCTTGAGGGCGCCGGCGGTGGCGTAGCTGCCGACTGCGGATGTCATCGGTTAGATCCTCCGTCCGGAGCGGCGGCAGTAACAGCGCGTAAACCGGACAAGTTCTGCCATCTATGCAGCGTCCTCTCACTGATCTGCAAGTGCTCGGCCAGCTGTGCGTTCGTGGCGTGATCGCCGAGCTCCTTGCGCGCGAGACGGAGGCGGTGGCGGACCTGGCCGACGTCAATCCGTGGCCGACCGACCTCGCGGCCCTCGGTGCCGCCCGGGACCTCGCGGCCGCGTTGCAGCCACGGCAGAGCCGGATCGTGCCCGCAATAGGAGCAGCGACCCGGCTCCGTCGAGTTATCGCACCAGCCGCAGACAATCACATTGCGAAGCTGACGGACAGAGTCGGCGTGTGGAAGACGGTTATGTCGTTGGTGCTGGTCGTGACGACTCGGAGGTTGCTCGAGAAGTCCACGCCGTTGAGGTTGTAGTAAGTGCCCGCCGCCTGAGACGCCGGGATGGTCAGGATGGTCCGCGCGCCGTCGGCGATCGTGACTGCCGTCGCCACGGTGTTGTTGACCAGAACGCCGCCAAGCTGGCCGTTGGTGCCGCAGGCGATGTTGCCCGCAGCGCAGCCGATGACGAGCGTGTCATTGGAGCCGGCGATGACCCAGCCGACGCCGGTGAGGCTGGTGATGGTTCGGAAGGGGACGACACCGGTAACGGTTGAGTCGGCGACGGGCGTCAGCGTCTCGGTGCGCGTCTGCCCGGCGAGGTCGACGCCGACCACGACGATCGTTCCCATCGTGTCAGCGGTCACGACCACCGTCTGCGTCACCGTGATGAAGCAGGCGCCGGACCACACTGGCGTCGTGTTGGCGAGGGTGTATGCGCCGACCTTCATGTTGGTCGTGGTAACGAAGCGGTTGGTAACTGCGGCCGTGGTCGCGGCCGTATTGGTCACGGTCAGGCCCATCGCTAGCGCTTCTCTCCTGGTGCCCGGGTGGCCTGTTCAACCGCCTTGCTGCGCTTCACGGGGAAGCGGAGTTTCGGCTCGGCAAACAGGTGACCGAACTTCTTGATGATCGGACTGTCCGACTCGACGAGGTCACCCTCGTGGATGTCTATCTCCTGCCCGTCCACTTCGGCCACGAAGGCTTCACGGGCAGCTAGAAGGTTTGACACTGCGGTCTCCTCTGTTTGCGGGGCGGGCACTGCGCCCGCCCCGCTTGAAGTGTTCCGGCTTAGAGGATGCCGCCCTGTCGGCCGCCGTCCGCGTTCAGTACGCGGGCGGTGTTGCGCCAGAAGGCGTAGATGCCGATCTCGCCCGTCGGGAAGGAAGGCGTCGCGCCGTTGAGCATGTCGGGGATGACCTTCACGCTCATGCCCACGCGGTCGACGATGACGTAGCTGCTGGGGTTCATGAGAACACCCCACGTCGTGTCGTCCGTCGTCGGGGTGAACGGCATCGAAGGCGACTCGTTGACGGGGTAGCCCAGCAACGTGAGGCCGGTATTGCCGCTGAGAGCAGTCTGCGGATTGCCCACCGCGGCGTAGTTGACGCCGTTGAAGAGCTGGCCGCCAGTCGTCTCAAACGCCTGGATGGCCCGGATCGCTGCACGCGAGAGATACCACTGTGCGCCGAAGCGGTGGCGGATGGGAAGCGCCGCCTCCATAGCTCGAACGTCGGCCACTGCGAAGACATCGTTGGTCACGGTGTCAACGCGGGTATACGCATCCTTGAGGCCGATACCCTGCGGGAAGACCGTGGTACCGACGCCGATGGTGAACTGCGCCTCCTCATTGGTGTCCTTGCCTTCGCCGAAGAGGACGCTGAGCTCGGACACCAGGTCGGGCCGGTCCTGCGCCATCTCGTAAGAGGCAGTGACGAACGAGTGCGCCCGTTTGGCGATGAACTCGGGCCGAGCGAACGTCGGACCCTGCTCGGTCGCTGCGGCTGCCTCGGCGGCGTACACCGCAGGGACGGCCGTGGCGGTGAGCGCCTGCCATGTGTCGGTGCCCGAGATGGTCACGACGCGGCAGGTGGCGCGAATGGGGTTGATGGCGGTCCATGCGCCGATGGCGATCATGGTTGGATCAAACTGCACCGGAACGGCGAAGCCGCCGGTGGCGTCAACGCCGACTGCGAGCGCCGTGCCTCGCTCTTCACCACCGCTCCTGACGTAGCGATCGAACGCTGCGCGGTACTGCGGTGAGCCGGTATTGAGAACGCGGTGCGCGATCTCCTTGTCGTCGCTGTCGTTGAACTCAATAAGGCTGGCGAGGCGCTCGCGGCTCTTGTCCTGGTCATACCGCTTGTCATTCACCCGGATCTGCTCGGCAGCCCGCAAGGCGTTGTCGCGGTACTTCTGATTGCGCTCCTCGATGCTCCGTGAGCTGCGCTCGAGGGCCACGGTGTCGAAAATGTCCGACTCGCTCTTGGCGTTGATCTGCATCGGTGCAGCGCCGGCGCCGGGCTCAGTCTGGGGAGGCTTGGCAATGAAGGCCGCGAGCTTCGCCTGACGGGCGTCCCATGCGGCAATGTCGGCCTCGTGCAGCGTGAGCTCCTTGTTGTCGGCGTCCCAGCGGGCCTGCTCCTCGACGGGCAGCACGCCGGGGAACGCCACCGCCTGAGCGGCGAGGTTCTCCTTCAGCTCACGCACGCGAGAAGCCTTCTCGTCGCGTGTGGTGTATTCGATCGTCGGTTCCACTTTGGGGTTCTCCTGTGCTGGTGGTGCCGCGACAGGCGGCGTTGACGGGGTACGGGCTACCTGTGCGGCGCGTAGCAGGTCCTCGAACTGCTCGGGGTCCTTGGCGCGGCGATAGAAGGCGTCGGTGGTGGAGCGGACTCCGGCCGTCGCCTTCGGGTTGGCTGGGAACGTGACCGGCCCGAACTCGTGCGTCCGGGCCTCGGTAATGGTTCGCTCGGGGATGCCTTCGGGGTTGTGGCTGGTCCGAGCCGGTGAGTGGGTCCATTCGTCCTGCTCGACGTTGAAGCGGAAGCTCGAGCCGTAAACCCCTGCCTCAAGGCCGGGCCGGAGGTCGCGGTTGTAGCTCGTGTCAAACAGGGGCACGACGTAGGCCGGGCCTATCTCATCGACGCGCAGGTCCTCGATCGTGCCCAGGATCTTGTTGCCGATCTGCGGGTCCTGGCCGTGGTCGTAGAGGACCTTCATCTGACTGCGGTTCTCGGCGATGGTCCTGTCAAACGCCGTCGGTGCGATCCGCTCCATGAACCGGCCCTCGATCCACGAGTCGACCTCGTACCAGTCGCCGAACGTCGAGAAGTGACCGACCATCGTCGGCATCTTGCCGTCGTCTTCACTGCTGAGCTCGATGGCGTCGGCCACGGCGCGAGTGACCGGGAACGGCAGGCGTGCCGGTGGCACCGCTGCCAAGTCTTCGGGCTTCAATGCAAAAGACCTCCAATAAGCCGTTAGGGGCTCGGAGGTCCTCAGGGGGTTCGGGCGCTGGTCTCGTGGACTCTGGCCGTCGGTCTATTCAGTTGCTACGGATTATGCACGAATACATGCATGTTATGCAAGCACCAGCGCCGAGCAGCCGCGACACTTGACTTCGAAGCCACCGCCCGGCGCGGTGCGCTTGGCGACGAGCCGGTTGCAGTTGGCGCACCGCACGTCACCGACGGGCTCGCTCGCGTTGAGAAGTGGGGCCGGAGCCGTAGCCGCTGGGGCGGCGGGCTCCGGCCCAGCCGTAGTGCCAGGCGGTTGCAGCTGCACGCTGAACAGGCCCGTGTGACGAAGCCTGTTGAAGTCGCCCGCCATGATCGCGTCGATGATGCTCTTTGCGTCATAGCCCGCATCGGTCAACTGGCGGATGGCAGACGCCTGAACAGACTGGATGTCGGCGGCGTCCTTGACGTCCTCCTGCAGGAAGGAGATGTCGCGGTCGTCATACCACAGCCTGTTGCCTGACGGCGTCGGGATGATCCGCTGCAATGAGCCGGCCATGTCGCGCCACAGCGGGCGCATCGTCAGGTCGGCGAAAGCGCGCCGCGCCTGGCCGTAGTTGGAATACGTCGCGGCATCGAGGCCGCCTGACAGGCCGATGATGATCGGCGGCACTCCGGCCGCCGACGCGATGCGCAGCTCGCCCGCCGCCTGAACGCTGGTGAAGTCGACCTGGCGCAGGTTGGCGCCGACGACCTCGGCATCCGAACCGCCGCCGAGGAACAGCGTCTTGTAGGCGTTGCGCGAGCCCTCATGCTCCCTCTTGAACAGGTCGATCCACTCCTGAGCCTTTTGCAGGTTCATGGTCTGATCGAACTTGACGAGCATGTTCGGCGTTGCGCCGTACTCGAAGTACCGCGTCTTGTGCTGCGTCGACGCCTGGTCGCTGCCGATCTCGCGCAGCACCGGCACGAGCCACGACATGCCTGAGAAGCGGCGGCTCGGGTCGTGCGTGCTCTTGAAGTGTGCGACCTCGCTGGCGTCGAGGATGATGCGCTCCTTGCCCTCGGCAGGACCGCCGGGCTGGTAGCCGTAGCCGAGGACCTCGGTGTCGAGGTCCCACGTCGTGGCATCGGTGCGCAGGTTGCCGGCGATGATCGTTACCCAATCGGGACGCAGCCGCCGCAGGCCGTTGGCTTCGCGCAGGATGAAGGCGTTGCCGCCGATGTCCGCGTCGATCAGCGCATCCTTGAGCAGCTTGCTCGTGGTGCCCCCCTCCCACGGGGCCTCGAGGATGCCCAGCGATGGCGTCGAGAACAGCTCACCAGGACGGCCCTTCTCGAGCCGCTGGTACTGGAAGCGCGCCTCGCTGAACAGCTGCGCGCGGGCGTTGATGCACGAGAACACGATCGGGTTTCCGGCATACGCACCGCTCATCAGACTGCCGTAGCTGGCACCGATCTCTTCGACCTTGCTCGTGCCGTAGGTCGTCTGTGGATACCAGCCGCTTGCCATGCCCGTCAGCCAATCGGCCGGGAAGTAGCCGACGGAGCGACGCAGGCCGAGCGCGCCGAGGAAGCGATCCGACAGGCTAGGCATGAGCGAACCATCCTTCTTCGACTCCGGCGGGAACCATCGCCTGGGCGTGAACCATCGCCGCCGCATCGAGGGCATCGATGACGCGCCGGTCCTGCTCCGCGCCGGCCGTTCGCTGTGGGCTGGGCCGGTCGAAGACCGTGGCGCCGAGGCGATTGGTGCGGGCGATGGCATTCATGGCGTGGCTGGTGAGCCCGGCATCGCCGGAGTGGTGCAGCCAGCCGGCACGCAGGCCCTCCATAAAGCGTTCGTATTCCTCGACCTGCTGCGGCATGGTCTGGCCACGAGCGATGATGTCGGAGCCGAGGTTCTCGCTGATCCAAGCGTTGATGCCCGCGCCGAACGAGAGGTCCATGACAACGGTATGGACGGGGTTGCGCTGGTGGATCTCCATGAGCGCCTGCTCGACGAGATGCGGGTCGAGCTGCTGCCCGTTGCGCGGTGGCATGAGGATCGTCGCGGGACCGAGCAGGACGTAATCGGCGTCACGCTTCCAGAGGGGCACCATCGCCGTCGTGTCATACATCCAGCCGAGGTCAAGTCCGAGCCAGATCGGGACATCGGCGGGGATCTCGTCGGCGATGATGGCCGTCTGCCACTCGGCCTCACTGATGGCGGCGGTGTCGGCGCGGGTCGGTAGGTTGCACACGAAGCGGCGCCAGTGGTGCATGGTCATCGTCGGGGCGGCGAGCTTTGCCGAAAGCGTCGATGCCGTGATCGACTTGAGCGGGTTGGCGGCCTTCACGAGTTTGATGTCCTGGACGTCGCCGTCCTCCGGTACGGCCCACTCGTGAAGCGCAAGGTTCGGCAGCACGGCACGCGTGAACGTCCGGCCCTTGTGCGTGACCTGCGCCGATTGGCGGATGCGCTCGCGCGTCTGCTCGAATTCCGACCCCGGCTCACCGGCCGTGGAGATGGTGACGATCTGGCCCTGTCGCTTGGCGAGCTTGCCGGTCCAGGTCCGATATAGGCGCAGGTCACGATGGCGGTGAAGTTCGTCGACCAGCGCCAGCGTCGGCAGCACACCGTCGCCCGTCCGATCGTCGGCGGCGAAGACCTGGATGCGGCCGCCGTCGGCGTGGTTGATCCGGCGCCAGCCCTCAAGCGGCGTGAAGCGCGGCGTCTCGAGCTTGAGCTTGCCCTTAGCCGCCTGCACCGAGTTATGCACCGGCTCGTGCAGGTACGGCGAGCGGAGCACGAAGCCTTCCGCCTGGCGGTAGATCAGCGCGCCCTGATCGCGCGACGATGCGGCAACGGGCACATCGGCGTGCGGCCGGAACTCACAGTGATACAGCGCCAGCCCGGCGACGAGCGTCGTCTTGCCGTTGCCCTCCGGGATGATGAGCCAGTTCTCCGGGCGGCCGGCGAACAGGTCACGGGCGAAAGCCTCCTGGAACGGCTCGAGGACCCACGGCTCGCCGGTGTCGAGGACGAGCCGTCGCGCCCATGCTCGGAAGTGCGAGACGGTGAACGGCTTGCTCACATCGCCACCTGCCACCACTGCGGCATATCCGAGCCCTTGTCTTCATTACAGCCCCAGTGGGCAGCGCGCAGGTTGACGTCTGCCGACGTACCGCCGGCCGAAACGGGTATTACGTGGTCAACAGTGGCGCTCAGGGGGTGCGGATAGACGAACTCGGGACTGATGGAGACATGGCACAGGTAGCACATCCAGCCGTCCCGGTCGAGGATCCTGCGTCGGTGGTGCTTATGCAGCCAGACCCTGAGATACATCCGCCGTTCCCACGATGCCGGCTTGTGGTCGGCGCAATACTTCTGGCGTGGCCAGTGTGTCGGCTGCTCCACCTGACAGACCACACACACAAACGTGAGTTTGGGAACGGCCGGGATATAAGCCGCGCGCTTCCTCTCGAGCTCAGCGTCTCGGTGGGCGGCGTGCCAGGCAGCTCGGCGTTCGCGTGCGCAATCGCGACAGTAGGATGATAGACGGTCACGGGTCGCTCTTGCCGCGGGGAATGCCGAGCGTGGCTTCATGACTCCACAGTCCCTGCACAAGCGCGGGCCAGTCCCGGGCTCTCGACGGATGTAACCCATCATCGGAGATATACCTTCCGAAAACGTCGGGAGGTCACGCACCCCCCCGTTCCATCTGCGCGAGCACCCGGCCCCCCTATACGCAGACCATGACGAGAGTGACAACGATGTTGCTCACAATCACACAGCCAACGCTTGTTGCTGGGGTGCTCACGCGCAGGACCAGTCAGTGCTGGGTTCCGATGGTCACGCTGTAGGCTGGCAGTGCAGCCACACAGCTCGCAGCGTGCATTCGACAGCGCGGCCTGACGTTCGATCTGATGCGCACGTCCATAGCCACGTTGTCCCGTGGTCTCCCGGCATTGCGAACACCGCCCCCTGTAAAGACGCGCCTCCGCCCGCCCGCAATTGCGACAGGGCCGCCGGATCACGAAGACACCCGCTGTGCGTCAACGTAGAACGCCTGTTGCTCGGCGAACTGCACGGGGTTAGTCGCGGACCAGCGAAGCCACCAGCTCCCCGCCTGTGTAAGGCTGACGTTGACGACGTACACCCCGGTCGTGCTGACCAGGTCCGTCCAGTCCGGGTTTAGTGCGTTGGCGTTGTTGATCGCCGTCAGGTCACCCGACGTTGCGCCGGCGTGGGACGCCGTGGCCTCGGTGCCATCGGGCTTCTTGACCTTGCAGGCGATGTCGACGCTCGCCGCTTGGGCACCTGCTGAGTCGCGGTTCACCACATAGCCGTAGAAGACATCTCCGACGCTCAGGGCCATTTCCTCCCTCCCCCCTAAAAAACGCCGCCGCTCGTGGAGCGCGAGCCCACGGAGCCGGAGGTATTGCCAATCGAATAGCCGCCACTGGACGAACCTGACGGGACGCCACCCGCCAGGGGCATGCCAGCCTCGAGCGTCGCACCGAAGATGCCCGTTGCGGCCACTGTTGCCGCTGCCATGGCGACTGCACTGGCGCCCGTCAGGACCACTTGGGCTGAGGCATCGAATGTCAGCACGGCAACGCTGACCGCTGCCGTTCCGGTGACGGCCTCTGTATGCGTTCCTGCGGCGGCCGCGGTTGCGGCGGCTAGGTTGACGGCTGATGTTCCGGTCGCAGCCTCGGCGTGTGTCCCGGCAGCGGCTGTGGTCGTAGCTGTAGTGCTGACGGCTGAAGTGGCGGTGAAGACCTCCGTGCCAGTGGCCGCGGTTGTGGTGGCCGCCAGGTTGACGGCACTGGTGGAAGTGAAGACCTCCGTGCCAGCGCCCTCGACGGTCGTGGCCGTGAGGCTGATGGCACTGGTGCCCGTGGCCCCGGAGGCCTCGGTGTGCTCGCCGGTGGCCGTGGTAGTCGCAGCCTGCCCAGCGATGGCAGAGGTCGCGGTGAAGACCTCCGTGCCAGTGGCCGCGGTTGTCATCGCCGGCAGCGCTACCGCGCTCGTCGCCGTGAAGACCTCTTCGCCCGTCCCGGCTGTGGTCGTGGACGTAAGACTTACGGCACTGGTGGCGGTAGGGTTCGGCGCGTCGCCGAGCACGACCCACAGCAGGTTTCCCGTCTCGGATGCCGAGAGGGCGTCGATGCTCATCTGGAGCGTGACGCCTGCGGCGCCCGTCGTCACCAGCCGGTAGCCCGCGTCGCAGGCCATGTCGTTGCCGGTGATGGTGCTGGCGTGGGTCGCAGGCTGCTCGGCATGGTTGCCGTTCCAAGTAACGAGCCCGCCCGAGTCCTTGATGGCGTCGGTGGCGCGCGTGAACGTCGCCGAGTCGTCACGGATGGCCGCGATGCCGAGCACGGCGCCGCCAGTCGGGACTGTGACGGTCGAGCCCGCCGAGATGGTCTGGGGGCCGCCCGATGCCGTCCATGCCGCCTGTCGATACTCCGGCGTCAGCCAGTTGGCCTCGGACTTCGAGAACACGATGATCGTGCCCTCGCCGAGCAGGTTGGTCGTGGTCGAGAAGTCGAGCGTCGGGTCGGCTTCGGCGTCCGAGGTAGCGATCTTGTACCAGACTCCGATCTTCATCGAGCCGGTGCCGTTGCCGGTGGCGGTCGTGCCGTCGGCGATCTCAATGAGCTCGGTGTAGCCGCTGACCTGCGCCGTGATGGCAAAGTCCTTCCAGCAGCCGATGACGATCACCAGGTCGCCGGTGACCTGTGCAGCCGGAACTGAGAGAACTTCGTCGGCCGTCAGGCCAGTGGCGCCGTTCTCCCAGGAGCCGACTGCGCGGAAGCTGACCGTCATCTACGTCTTCGGGACAGTGACCGTCATGCTCGAGATAGCCACCGTGGCGCCGGTCACGAATGACACCGTGTTGAAGTTGATGTCGTCGCCCGACGTGCCCACGGTGACATCCATGACGGTCGTCGGCGTGGACGACGCTATTCGTGCCCAAGCAGCGGTGCCGGTGGCATCGGCCGATGAGTCGGAAGTGATGGCGCTGGCCGTGGCGACGCCGTTGGAGGCAGCGCCAAAGGCCGGGTCAGAGAACGTCAGGGTCGCCAAAAGCGTCTGCGCGCCGATCGCGGTGTCGGCATCGGTCGGAATGGTGCCGGTATAGATCTTGATGGTGCCCGCGCCCGCACCGCCGTCGATCGAGTCGACGATGGCGTCGCAGGCAGCCGACGCGACGGCATTGGTAAGGCGTGGATCAGCGGCCATTGGGTGCGTGCTCCTTGTGGTAGGTCTTGGTCTCGATGGTCAGGGGCAGAGGCGGAACAAAGACGGGCTCGGTGGTCGGGCCACCACAGGCGGCGCAGCGGTATGTGATGGCACCGACGCCCCTGACTTCGGGTTTCGGGATCGGCGTCATGCCCATCGCTGCACCAGCAGGGCCAGCGAGAGCGCGATGACGCCCCAGGCGGCAAGGTCCTCCCCCCTAGAACGAATGGCGCCGAGGCTGCCGACGACGAAGGCGATGATGAGCAGGACCAGGACGACGACGCTCATTGCGTAATGGTCGTAGTCGGGCCGGCCGCGGTCTGCGCGCCCTGCGCTACTGCTCGCTCCGTGGCGCGCTGGCCTGCCACCGTGGACTCGCGGTTGAACACGAAGCCGAGCACGACGCCGACGACTCCAGTGACGAATGGCACGAGCCCTTCCTGTCCGACCTGACTCGGGAAGAACAGCAGCACGAAGCAGCCGATCAGCACCATCACGGCGATGCCATAGGTGAACCACAGGCGGATCGTGTCGGCAGTCATGGAACCTCCGGCTGCTGGGCCTCGCACTCGGCGAGCTTGGTGGTGAGGTCGGCGATGATCGCGGCCTGCTCGGCGATGACACTGGCGGCGGCATCGTTGTCGGCCTTCGACTTGAGCAGCTGGGCATCGAGCGGCACGGCGTAGGCCGACGCCTTGCCCGTGCCAGCCAGCGAGCCGGTGAATGCCTCGATCATGTCGAAGGGCACCAGCGTCGGCCCCTTCGGGATGTTGTCGCGGCGGCCGTCGTACAACGGGTCGAAGTCGAGCGTCTGCCCGTTCTCAAGGCCGTAGATGAGGACGGCGTGACCGCCGCGGTAGGTCTTGGAGCCTGCCAGCGGGCGCCAGCCGTCGATGACCGCGCCGTACTTGCCGTACACCGCCACGACGTGGCCGTCGGCGAGCCACTGCTTGACCTGGCTGATCGGGCCGCGGTTGCGGCTTGGATAGCGCAGCGGAGCGATGCCGAACGTGCGGAGAGCGCGCAGGGCTTGACGGATGCCCGTGCCGCCTGTCTTGCCGGCGCCCATCAGCGGGCGCAGGACTTCGGGCGGCGGCGACTCCTGGCCCCACGTCCCGAACTCGGCGGCCGACTGGCAGGTGCGGACGGCACAGTCAGTCGCGCCCGACTTGTAGGTAACGCCGTCGACGACGTACTTGTAGCCGAGCTGGGTATGGAGCAGCGGGACAGTGACGCTGACCCTACTGATCGCCATCCTCGTCCTCGTCGTCGTCGAGCGTGCCCTCGTCGGGCTCGTCGTCCGGGTCGGGCACGCGGATCTCGTCGGTCATGACTGGTTCACCAGTACCCCGATGAGGCCGAACACCGTGACGATGGCCGACAGGATCGACGTACCAAGGGCGAGTCGCATCAGGTTCATCGCTCCTCGCAACTCGGAGCGCCAGCTTTCGACGCTTTCCACGCGGGTGTCGAGTGAGCTGATCTGACTCTCGTTCCGTGCGCTGCGCGACATGCTCTCGCCGGCCGCCAGGAGGTGCGCGTTGAAAGACTGCTGCTCGGTGTCGTGCTTGGCCGCGTGCTGGGTGAGGAAGCTGTCGACCTTGCGGTCGAGGCGGTCGACGTCGCGCTCGATGCGTGCCAAGGACGAGCGGACCTCGCGGTCGGCGTTGACGACCTCATCGTTCGCCATCACGGGCGCCGGGCGGCCGAGCAGAGGGGCGGCTCGGCCCACCCAGCAGGAGAGGAGGAAGTGACGGGTCCCATCCCTGACTTTATGCGGCTGAAAGGGCCCTCATGTCAAAGCAGAAACTGCGATCCCACGCTCAGGACTGCTAATTTCGTAGTTTCCCGACCGTCCCAGCTCGTAGATCGCCGCTGGCAGGGTCGTGTCGTTGTCGGCGCAGTACGTGGCCAGGCGGTAGCGCAGGCCGCTCTCGGTCAGGCCGAGCTTTCGGGCCGCTGCCTTCACCGACCCGGTCTCGATGTATGCCCGGAGTGCGGCCATCTGGCGCCGGCGGCGGATCTCGTCGCGGCGCATCAGGACCCGACTCGGCGGGATACGATGCGGGATACGATCGTGTCCCGACAGGGCACGGACTGGCACAGCATGACACTTGGTCGTGAGGGGGAAGTGGGGTGGCCTATGGGGGTCGAACCCATAACCTTCGGATCCACAGTCCGAGGACTCCAAGAACGGATTCGGCCCTCGTGGGACACGATACGGGACACTATCGCACCTCGGTCCGGCGGTTGAGGAGCTGGACCGCGTCCTTGAGAGCCTCCGGCGTGACGTGCGCGTAGACCTTCGCCGTCATGGACGGGTTGCGGTGTCCGAGCTGGTCGGCGACGGCGCGCATGTGGACACCCCGGGCGACCATCATCGTCGCCACGCCGTGCCGCAGACCGTGCGGTGTCAGGCGCGGTAGCCCGGCATCCTCGAGCATCCGGGGCATGGCATGCGTGACCGTGCTCGCGGTGATGCGCTCACCGGACCTCGGGCCGACGAACACAGGCTCCCCCGCCCCCCGGCGCTTGTTCCTCGC